TAAAAATAATCCAAGCCACGAACAACGCTGAGTTAGCCGTGAGGTTTGGTCGTAAAGCCAAGTCACTAATCGACACGGAAGATTATCAAAAAATATTTAACACAAGATTACGTGAGGACTCACAAGCCGCAGGTAAATGGGAAACAGCACAAGGCGGCGAATACTATGCAGCCGGTGTCGGTGGATCAATAACAGGTCGTGGTGCGGATCTGCTTATCATTGACGATCCACACTCTGAGCAAGATGCGCTGAACGTGGCTTCGTATGACAGAGTTTACGAATGGTACACATCAGGACCTAGACAACGTTTGCAGCCAGGAGGTAGGATAATTGTTGTGATGACTCGATGGTCAGTTGCTGACCTGACAGGTAAGCTAATGAAAGCACAAAAAGAAGCAAAAGCAGACCAGTGGGAAGTGATCGAGTTCCCCGCCATATTACCATCAGGCAAACCAGTATGGCCAGGATACTGGAAAATAGAAGAATTAGAAGCGGTGAAAGCATCCGTCAATATACAAAAATGGAATGCACAGTACCAGCAAAACCCAACAGCGGCGGAGGGATCTATTATCAAAAGAGAATGGTGGGTGCCGTGGGAGAAAGACGAGTTGCCGCCACTCATGCACGTGATCCAATCTTATGACACCGCGTTTATGAAGAAAGAAACCGCTGACTACAGCGCCATTACAACATGGGGCGTATTTAGACCTAGCGAGGACGATGGACCGAGGCTTATACTATTAGACCTTGTAAAGGATAGATACGAGTTTCCAGAGCTGCGTAGAATAGCAAAAGAGCAGTATGATTACTGGAAACCAGAAACTGTGATTGTAGAGGCAAAAGCATCAGGTTTGCCGTTGACCTATGAAATGCGTAAACTGGGCATACCGGTTATTAACTTTACACCAAGCAAGGGAAATGATAAACATACTAGAGTGAACTCTGTTGCTCCGTTATTTGAGTCAGGAATGATTTATTATCCGGATCGCAAGTTCTCTGAAGAGATGATTGAGGAGTGCGCTGCATTTCCACTGGGGGAACACGATGACCTAGTTGATAGCATGACTCAAGCAGTAATGAGATTTAGGCAAGGTGGCTTTATAGACCATCCAGAAGATTACGAGGATGAAGAGTTACCACAACAGCAAAGGACGTACTATTAATGGCTAGTAAAAAAGGAATAGGTAGCTTTCTTAAAAGTTTGTTTGGCATCGCTGACGATGCACCAACTGTAAGTCCCGATAAAATAAAAAAGATAGATGATTTTACTAAAGGCTATGATGAAACTACACCGCCAGGACAATTTAAAAAACAAGGCGATGTTCTAGATGATGAAGGTAATGTAGTAGCTAAGGAATACAGTTACACACCAGAGTCTTTTACAGAAACACAAAGGAGACAGGGTGTTGGTGAATTTTCGGATGAAGCATTAACTGAAAAATATTTTAACGAAGGCTTCGATAATGAATTTGGTCTTGAAGAATTTATTATTAAACAAAGAGGCATTACACAAGAAGCAAGAGCGGCAGAACTAAGAGACAAAGGTAAAATTAAAAGTCTTGAAAGATCAGACGATGATCCTGATTTGATGGTCAAAGGAAAAATTGAACCAGAGACAATTGCATTCATTACAAACATTGCTAAGTCAACAGGCAGAAGTGCAGAAGATGTTAGACAGGCGATTGTTGATAAAATGAATGATGGGTATGGAATGAATGATCCAAAGCGTGTGATGCTTGATGATGACGCTAGAATAAGTGCTTACATAGACACACAAGTAACAATGAATGAAATGGATTTTGCTCAAGAGTTAATTGACGATGTATTAGAAAATTATCCTCTTCAAGGTATGACAGGTAATCCTGTGTTAGACGATTTATTAAAACAAGAAAAAGCATTAGTTGAGAAAGGAAAACAACGAGCACAAGAATTACAAGAACTCAGATCAAGAACTGAAGAAGTCAAAGAGATGGTTGAGGGAATGGGTTTAGATACAAGTGGAATTGATTTTGATTTAATAAAAAATTCTGATGATATGAATGCGGTAAGAGAAGAGGCAGAAAAATTAAGATTACTTATGGGTGACTTAATGGGTGGTGGTATTGAAGATTTAGCAAAAACCGATAATCTTCAAAAAGCTTTGGAATCTATATCAGGACAAGCAAGAGCTGATATGGCACTAGCAAAGGAAATGGCTGAGATGGCTAGAACACCAGGAGAGCGTGACACCGCAATAAAGAAAATGGAAGAAATACAAAAAGCGTATGAGGAGTCTGTAAAGACAGGAGTTTACGAATCACCGTTTTCACCAAAAAGAGTATTGAATGCCAAAGGCGGTCGTATAGGTTTTGCAGACGGTGACTTTGTTTCACCAGAAGATATTATAACCAGACCAGCTGATAATGAAAATAGAATAGCTGAGTACATGGCAAAAATAGAATCAGGTGAACTAGTTTATGATCCTGAAACAAAACAGTTCATACCTGCTCCGATGAAAAGAAAAAGACAAAACACTAGACCTGCTGACAACGAAGAATACATGTCTGATCTAATGTATAAAATGAAGATGGAAGCGGAGGGTAGAAAAGACGGTGGTCGTATTGGTTTAAAAGATGGCGGTGGACCAAAATTTAGTCGTCGTGGTTTTCTACAGGGTTTAGGAGCACTTGCAGCAAGTGCATTTTTGCCTTTTAAAGCAGCCGACAAAGTTGTGCCTGCAGTAACAAAAGCAAAAGCTATTACTCCTGTTGCTGGTATGCCAGATTGGTTTCCACTTCTTGTAAATAGAATTAGAAGCAAAGGCAAAGTAACAAGAGAACCAGGTTACAAAGAATTTACTTCTGGTGGTGATACAGAAAAAGTTTACAAGCTTGAAGACTATACTTTGTACGAAGATATGGCTACAGGTAAAATTACAGTAAGTGGTCGAGGTAATGATTACCAACAAGTTTCTATGGAATATACTCCAGGTGAAAATAGAGTTATGTCTAAGAAAAATCCTCTTACAGGAGAAATGGACAGAGGAGTCGTGACAGATAAACCAAAATTTGAAGCTGGAGAATATGCAAAAGGTGACCCGTATGATTTTGAAAATACAGGTGTTGACTATGACGATTTAAAAGGAGATGTTAGCAACTGGGAAAAATTTGCAACGGGTGGTAGAAAAATAGATGATAAAAAATCTGTAATAGATGATTTTATAAAAAAGCAAACAGACCCAAATATTATAGATGATATGGCAAAAGGTGGTAGAGTAGGGATGGCACAAGGTGGTATAGCATCTAGATTTAAGGAGAGAGTACATTATGGTAATTGATAAGAAAACATTGAATGTTCCAAGACCAAGACGTTCATTCCAAATAAAAGGACCACAAGCAGGCGCAGCCGCTGCAACAGAAATGTTGCAACAACAAGCAAACACAAAACCTCCTATTGAAGTTACAAGAACAGAAGACGGTGGAGCAGAAATTGATTTTGATCCGCAAGCATTAAATGCATCAATAGGACCACAAGGCCATAACGAAAACTTAGTCAATCTAATGAACGAGGATGACACTGAGCAACTAGCTAGTGATCTATTAGAAGTTTACGAAGATTGCAAAGCGTCAAGACAAGATTGGGAAAACACATACACAAAAGGTATGGACCTTCTAGGTTTTAAATACGAAGACAGAGCAGAACCATTTAGAGGTGCAAGTGGTGCAACACACCCTGTACTTGCAGAAGCAGTAACACAGTTTCAAGCGTTAGCTTACAAAGAATTACTACCGGCTGATGGACCTGTGAGAGCACAGATTGTTGGTGCTGTTACACCTGAGAGAGAACAACAAGCTGATCGTGTAAGAGATTTTATGAATTATCAAATTATGGTTGAGATGAAAGAGTACGAGCCAGAGTTTGATCAAATGTTATTTAACTTACCATTATCAGGTTCTACATTTAAAAAAGTTTATTACGACCAATTACTAGGTCGTTGTGTTTCTAAGTTTGTACCGGCAGAAGATTTGTATGTGCCATACACTGCAACAAGTTTAGATGATACAGAAACAATTATTCACAAAATAAAAATGAAAGGCAACGATTTACTAAAACAACAGTTGTCTGGTTTTTATGCTGACGTACCTGTTGAGGAAGATGAAAATGTTGGTGAGGTCACAGAGAAAAAAGACGAGCTAGGTGGCATAGATCCACACAGCGATGAAATTTATAATGTTTTAGAATTTCACACACACTTAGATCTACCTGGTTTTGAAGAGTTAGATGAGATGCAAGAACCAACAGGTTTAAAAGTTCCTTACATTGTTTCTATTGATGAAGGATCAGGAAAAGTTTTAGCTGTCAGAAGAAATTATGACATGCAAGATTCAGACAAAAAACGAAAAGAATATTTTGTACACTTTAAGTTCCTACCAGGACTTGGCTTCTATGGGTTTGGCCTAATCCACATGATCGGCGGATTGTCTAGAACTGCAACTGCAGCACTTAGACAATTACTAGACGCCGGCACCTTGTCAAATTTACCGGCCGGATTCAAAATGCGAGGCATTAGAGTACGTGATGAAGCTCAACCGTTGCAGCCGGGTGAGTTCAGAGATGTCGATGCTCCTGGTGGAAACTTAAGTGATGCATTCATGCCTTTACCGTTCAAAGGCCCTAACGCAACGTTGCTACAGCTTATGGATTTTGTAGTTCAATCTGGGCAACGTTTTGCGAGTATAGCTGATATGCAAGTGGGTGACGGAAACCAAAGTGCGGCTGTTGGAACTACAGTTGCATTATTGGAAAGAGGCTCAAGAGTTATGTCTGCAATACACAAAAGATTGTATGCATCTATGAAGCAAGAGTTTATGTTGTTGGCTGATGCTTTTGCAACATACCT